TCACTATACCATGCTTTTATTGATGCTGTTTTAGGTGCTCCACTACCTGAACTTGGTATCTTTATTTTCTTTCTTTTGGCTGCTGCTTCTGCTGCCTGTTGTTTTCTATAAGTTTCACCACTTGCTGGTTTTGGATTATATTTTGATCCTCTACCTTCAGATTCTCTTTTCTGTTCCTGTATTTTCTTTTGGTATTTCTTCCAATCTTTTTTACCCATTGGTTTTCTTTCTGGTAATTTTCTTTTTTCATCTTGTGATTGTAATGCCTGACCACTAGATCCAGCATTCTCAGGTTGTTTTATTGCCTGTGCCTCTCCCTGTGATCTGTCTTTTACTGGCTTCGCTGGTGCTCGTTTTGGTACTTTCTGATTTCCAACTTGTTGTTTGAATGGTGATCCTAATCCAGCAGGATTTGGTTTCACCTGCATTTTAGGTTGATATTGAGATGCTAATCCAGCCATACCACCTGATGGGTTTGCAGATGGAGATACTGTTGGCTTTTGCCTTTGCTTTGCACCACGACCTACAGTACCCTTTGGTTGTTTTTTAGAAAACGGTAGTTTTTTACCACCTACTAAAGATTGTTGTTGTCCAACTTTTTTACCTCTAGGTCTTTTAAATGGTGCTGCACTCACTCTTCTTCCTCTTCCTGTAGGCTGTGCTCCTATTGGTTCTTCTTCTGAATCTGGATCACCCACAATTTTATCATGAAATTCTAACATTGATTTGTAGAAAGAATATTCCTTTGTATCAGGATGATCCATCTGATGCTTTTCATCCTTTGAGTATGTTGGTCTTTCTTCTTTCTGTTCTTTAATATGATCTGCTATAGTTTTGACATCATCTTCCCATGTTAACTTTCCTATTTTTTTTGGTTTCTTTTTCTTGAACGGATTGCTTATTTTTCTTCTTGTTTCAAAAATAGGTAATGTCTCTTTACGATAACTTGCAAATATATCTGGTGCTTCTATATCCTGAGCCTCTGGTTCTCTCTGATATTCCCACTCTCTTTCTGCAGCAGGCACTCTTCCCTCATCTTCAGGTTTCTTCACCTCATCTTCAATCTCTGGAACTTCTTCCTCAATGTCCATTGGTTTTGATTCTGATGCCATAATTTCATTACTCCTATATATATTTAAATATTAACCAAACAAGGCTTTTTGCAAAGCTTTACCCATTTCTACTACGTGCCACTCATTACCCTTAAATGCTGCCCTACAGGCTAGTACTAGGCTGTCTGCGTAGTCGTCATGTTCGTCAGATTTGATCTTCATTATACCTGTTTCGGTATATTCCCTTCGTAAATACGAGAGCTGATAGACAAGTTTGTTAACTTCCCTCAATTTTACCCTGTGATTCTCAAATAATAACCTTAGATTTCTATACATATCTGCCTTTTCTTGCAGTGTGAATGTCACACCCCTACATGGTAAGCCCTGATTCCTACAAAGATCCATCAGACCACCACCCAAGCCTGTCTCATCTATGAAAATGGTCTCTACATTGTATCTATTGGCAAAATCCCCTACCCTTCCAGCGACATCTACCACGTTAGATTGGCTCTCTGCTGCCACTTCTACTACAAAACATACGTCATTCTCATCTAGTGCTGTGATAGTATATACCGTTTCATCTCTACCTGTTCTTGCTACGTCTACACCCATGTAATGTGTTACTCTGCCTTTTGGTCTAGCGTCTGATATTGCCTCCATTATTAAACTATTAGGTATTAAAGCGTCACCAATATCTAGGAATTCACCCTCGACTTCTTGGACATATTCCTCTCTGGTAAGCTTCTTAATCTCTTCTACGAATATAGGATCTTCCTGAACTAATGGGTTGTCTGTAGACTTTACGTGAAACTCTGTCCACATTCCCTCTGGACTGGCAGGTTTTGAATTCTGACAAGCCTCATAGAAATACCCAGCCTTACTGAATGGTGTTGATGTGAGCCACACCCTAGCCTTTGTAGCCATACCTGAAGGTAGGAAAGCCCTAAGTATATCAGTCTTGATAAAGGAGCACTCGTCTGCTATTATACAATGAGGAGAGTAACCTCTCAAGCTAACACCAGTCTCACCTGTAGCCCTAGTAATTATCTTGGACTGTCCTGTGTTATCTAGAAACCTAACCCATAATTCTGTCTGTGTATTCCTTGTAACAAACCCACTAAGAAACTCATTCTTCAGTATCATATCTCTTATTCTGTTAAACATAATTGTAGCCTGATTTTGGGTAGGTGCTGCTATGACTATGGTACATTCATCCTTTATTGTTTCAAGCATTAATGGTGCAAAGAATGCAAAATGTATAGTCTTAACTGCTGTAGACATGGTTTTACCAACCTGTCTTCCACTCCTATAAACTATGAACCTATCCTCACAATCTACATATTTTTTATTATATGGAAACAGTTTATGGTCTAGAAATATCTCACTGAATTTACTTGGTTTTCTTGCACAGTCAGCTATTGTCTGGACAAAATTCTTTCTCTCTTCTAATACTTGTTTGTTTGGTTTAGCCATGACACTTACACTTACAATCCATCATCTCTGCGATAACCTCATCAGTACAATGACCACACTGAAAACAACAATACCCTTTAGTCATGACAATCACACTCACAATCCACCTCTCTCATCATAGATACTTCAGGATAATGTCCACATTTTACACAGTATTTATCATTAGGATATTGATGATTAACATCATTCAATCTTTCAAACTCAGATAGGTTTGCATTAACCACTACCGATCACCATATGCTTAGATTTAATATGTAATATCACTTCGTCAGAATCTTTGAATCCACCTTTACCACAATACATACAATGCTTTATATTATAAACTTCGTTCATTTAAAATCCCTGTTTGAGTAATCCCATCTACCTTCTCCAGTTTTCTTTCTACTTTTTTTCCACTGTGAATACCAGTAACCTATGCTTATCCCACCTAGTAAATAACATCCATTTAAAAACCAATGAAATAATTCTACTTCCATCAGTCTGACCTCTGAGCCTTTATCTGTTTGAAGATACTTTCTATATCTCCCTTACTGTCATACTTTGTTTTCTCTGATAATACTATCTTACTGTTTAATTCATTGATAGATTTAACCACATTTAGCAGGGTGTTTATCTCAGATTTTGTATTCCTATCAGGTATATTACCATCAAATTTAGATTCTGCTAGAGCCATTAATACATTTTCAAAGGATAATTTTGCTAACATATCAAGCATTGATTTAACATCTTCTGGATTCCTTGTATCCAATTCATTAATGAATTTTACAAAATCCTCACGAATTGCACATACTGCACCAGCCTCATACTTTGGACATTTTCCATTACCACCAGTATCAATAGACCTGTATACACATTGGTCACAATATGCAGGTATGTTGGCAGTTCTCAAATGCTTCGCAGAGTTGAAAGGTGATACTGTCTTTCTCTTATCGAGTACAACCTCGCCACCCTTACCTATGGGTTTAATCTTAAATATCTTGTCGTCACTCATGTTTGTTTCTATTATTGTTAATTTATAAAGTTTTCTTCGTAGCAGTTAAGTGCCTTACACATAGGCATAAATAGTAGTGCTACAGGTGCTTTCAACAGGTGGTAGTAATCATTGTTTAATATACCATCCTTTGTTACACCTACCTTTTCCAAGTTCTCTTTATATACTTCCAATGCATGGTTGAGCATAGGTTTCATTGCCTTACCCTTCTCACCAAAGAACATAGAATATGTATTGTTTGCACTCCACACCTCAGTCTTCTTTGACATAGCAGCAGAGATCCAAGCACTCGTATCTATACTGTCAAATATCCTATTCATGACAAACTTACCTTTAGCTAGTCCATGATACTTTAGATTTCTAGGGAGTTTCCTCATCTGGTCTTCCGTCTCATCATACCCATGTATCTCACCCAAACCTATCAATGCACCTGATTCTGGTCTAATCCTACCTAGGTGTGACAGATAGTTTTTTTGTAATACAGGAACAGTCCAATCTATTCCTTCTTTTCTTTCTCTTTCTAAGTATTTTATTGTAGAGTCCATATCATACCTTACATCGTATTGTGTGGCTAGGTCATAATACTCTTTTTTTGTTCGTAAATACGAATAGTAATCATCGGCATTCGTCTTAGTTCCAGCCACCACAAAAATGGAATCAAACTTATTCCTGAATTTAGTTATGTTTGCATATGAATGCCTGAATGACAGCATAACATTCTTAACACCACACTGAATTAATGCTTCTCTGGTGGCTTTATTGTTTGTATTAAAGTATATTTTCAACGCAGATCTTCATCATCTGCTGTCAATACCCATGTTAGAGCCCTTATAACCCCACGCCTTTCATCATCAGTCATGGTGACAAACTTATGAGGTATATGAAATTCTGCTGGATCTACTTCTTCATGTACTATTTTCTCTTTCTGGTATAATACCATGTCTCTTATTCTAGCTTCATCTACCATGATCAAATTCATCCTCACTAAAACATCTAGAGGCGTATGGACACATACCATCACAGAGATAGCATTTTGTTCTTTCTGGTAACTTTGTTTCTACCATAGAATCCTTTATAATATTTGCCTTTACTATCATATCCTTTAAGGTTTCTTCTATTGGGCTCAATTTGAAAGCCAAAACTGTAGGCTTGTCTTTCTTTTCTCTATTAACTGAATTAGAAATATATATCACAGCACCATGTTTTGCGTCAATATCATAACATTTTTTTAACAAAACTCGATATCTATTAATCTGGTCTATATGAGACTCGCTTGGCTTACCATATCTACCTGCAAAATAGTCTATTGATCCTGTTGTTTTCTTATCTGTGATAACCCATTCACCGTTAACCTTAACCAAATCATCAATAGATCCATATATAATATCCATGTGTTTTGGATCGTTTTCTGGTATAGCCTTAGCCTGTTTATATGTCAGTGGTTCATCTCTAGCATAGTCATAAGCCAAGAACATCTCATGATATTTATCATCTGTGGCAACCATAGATAGATTGTGAACAGCCTGACCTATGTAAAGACTACGCATATCTTCAGTATCCATTCCTGTATCTGGTAGTAATTTTTTATAAATAACATTTCTCATACATGGTTTTATTAGATCAGAAACATGAATCCTGCCAAGTCTTTCAGTATTCATACCGTCAGTTTGTGCTCTTCTAAATTCAAAATATACTTTTTCCTTAATTTGATCCAATGTCAACATGGATAGTAAGGTTTAATTACTTAATATAAACCTATGTAATAATTCTCTTTCCACGACTTTCACATTCGCAGAGGTCACACCCATCACTATGATAATGATTTGACTGATGATGACCACATAACTCACAAACCCCACCTGTGGTTTGCACTATTTTAGCCATTAATAACTCTCCTCTATAGTGAAATTAAAAGATTGTGTCTGTTCAATCATAGTACCTGATGAGTTTTTAAGTTCTACTTCTCCTTCCCAATTACCTGCATTTCCTATGGCTGTATCAGTTGCAGATAAAGAATATATTATTATTCCGTTAGCCCTATCATCATATGTTATAGCACCATTTATTATAAGAGTTCCGTCAGGCTTCCAGACCTTCCAACTTCCACTTGCATATGTTACGGTGTCTGTAAGTGACTTTGCAGTTCCAGCAGAATCTGTAATTGTGAGTGATAATGTAGCCCTACTACCAGCCTTTACTCTATATTCGGTTGCTCTTCCTATCATATTTGTGCTCATCGGTCAGCACCTTTAGCTGTGTTTCCACGTTTATAAGTTTTAGCAGATTGTCCTCTTCTGAATAGTTTTGCTATTCTTCTAATCCTTACGAATCCCTCTCTCTTTAGTCTTCCAGTGAAGTGTGCTATACCCATAGATTCTGATATAACCCTCACAAATCCTGATACATGGTGTTCAGCTTCTGCCAAACCTAATGCTTCTGATATAACCCTTATGAGTGTCTTCCTATAATCTAATGTTGCTGCTATACTCAAGTTCTCTGATATAGTTGTAAATCTTGCCCTGAGATTCTGTGCTGCTTCTGCTATATTTGCAGACTCTGCTAGGGTTCTTATCATTGATCGTATCCTGTCATTGGTTTCTGTCACACCAACACTAACTGTTAGTATTCTTGACAATGCTCTGAATCTATAGTTGGTTTCTGTTACTCCAATATTGAATGTAAATACTCTCATCAATGCTCTTACCCTGTCATTAGTTTCTGCTATTCCTAATGCTTCTTGTAATGTTCTAACAATATCCCTGATTCTACCGTCAAATGCTGTTATTGCAATACTCTCTGATAGTATTCTTATCATTGATCTTACCCTATCATTGGTTTCAACTATTCCTATATTATGAGCTAATACTCTTATTACTCCCTTTAGTTTATAGTTAGTTTCTGTCATACCAACAGTAAATGCAAGTGTCCTTGCCAATTCTCTGAACCTATAATTAGTC